TTTGGTGTAAGGAGCATTTGGTGAGCGATGCCGCTTCCCTTAAGTTCCGAGCACCCTCAGTTGCCATGGCATTTAGACTTGCCGACACGGAACTGCAGGCTCTTTCGATTCTCAGATCGGAGGAAGGCCACAGGGCTGTGTTGGTTGGTGCTCAATTAAGTGCTGGGGAGGCAATTGATACAGTCCACTGGTCGATCAGCGGTATATTGCGTGGGCGCGATGGACTGCTGAGAGTGGCAAGTACTTTACGCTGGCCTCTACCCATATTGGAGGACTGGCACTTGCCTGCCTATGGTGAGTCAGCTTGGGCTGGTGGCGAAGGGGGCTATCTGTCATGGATGGTTCCGTTCAACGTCGGTCTAACTTGGCGCAGCCTTCACGACTTTGTCAGCCCGCGGCTGGCATTGCCCCTTGCCTGAGGGGGCCCCGTGGTCACTCCCGCCACATGTTTCGGTTTCCCGAATGATAACGCCATTCGGGGGATTGATCCTAGTGCACAAGTGCGGGAGATCCCAGACCATGGGGTTTGTGATGGGAAAAGGAAATGTTATAGGGTCTTCTGTCCTAGGGTGGGGATAGATGACCGTCCCACCTACATTGCGCAATCGTGCTTGTGCAATGAGGTTCGAGGCGTGATTGGTCGCGTCTTGAAATCCGTCCCTCGCCCAACGGGGGATGGGCTATCACGGGTGAAGCTGGCTTCGCGGATCATCATTGGACGCCTTAGAAAGTTCAATGGTGGTGGCTTCATTCCAATAGCCTGGGGCAAGGTTTATGAGAAGTATAGCGGGTCACGAAAGGCGCGATATTCGCGTGCTCACGACAGCTTGGTAATCAATGGGTCAGCTGTAGCTAGGGACTCTTTCATTTCTGCATTCATTAAGGGAGAGAAATGTTGGGGATCTCCGAAGGACCCTAGAGTCATTCAGGCTCGCGATTGCAGGTACAATATTGAGTTGGCGGCTTTTCTTAAACCGATTGAAAAATCTCTCTACGGTCTACGGAGTTCAACAAAGCTGAACCGAGTGGATGGGAGGTTGCCTTGGATCGTAAAGGGGCTCAACGCAGAAGAACGAGCGAGAGTGTTAAGGGATAGAATGTTACAATTCCGGGATCCGGTTGTACTCAGCCTTGATGCTTCTCGATTTGACCTTCATGTGTCCGAAGAAGTACTCGAGATCGAACACGCAGTCTATACTGCACTGTGTGACGACCCTCGGCTCAGACAATTGCTCACTTGGCAGGTATCTAACAAAGGTAGAACCCTACACGGCTG